CAAAGGTAAGTGAGCAAGCATATAATAATAAAACGCTAGTTGGAGGAAATCCAAATCAAACTGCAATTGATGTATATGCAACAAATGGGACAGGAAGATCAGCACAAAATTTAGGTAGAGTTGGTACGACAACAGTAAATGCTGATGGGTCTACTCAATTTGTACCATCTGGAAGATTTAATGAACTTCCAGAATCTGTAAGAAATAATATTTCTAGTAAAGATGGACAAACGGCAGCTAAAACTGCAATCAATAATGCAGCGACTGCAGATAAACTTCAAAATAATTTGACATCAAAAGGTCCAGCAGCACCACAGGCAGCTGCTCAACCTCCTGCTGGTGGTGCTGGCAGTGGTGCTGGAAATCCTGCTGGATCTAATGCCGCACCTGCAACAGCAAAATTTGGACAAGATACTGGTCTAAAACCAACAGGTACAGGTAAGAATATGTTGAAGTACCCCCTTAATATGAAAATTGAAAAAATGGATTATATTATGTTTAAATGTGAAAATGGAGGAATGGTTGCTGTAGGAATACAACCAACTATACAAGACAGTAACCGCCAAAATTGGGGAGAATCAAAATTAGATCCTTTGAAGAAAGCAGCATTTGAATCAGCGTCTAATATTATTAATTCGGCAGATTATGCTGGAGCATTTCAAGCGGAAATGGCAAAACGAACAGAAGAACTTAAAAAAGGATTGTCATCAGAACAGGGAAAAAATATTGCAGGAATTTATTTTGCTGCTCAAGCTGCACAAATGAACGTAGATGAAGCTCTTGCTCGTAGTGATGTCGGTGCTGGTGTTATCTTAAATCCCAACTTGGAATTAGTCTACACTGGACCAGCACTAAGAACTTTCACTTATACATTTAAAATGACTCCTAGAGAACCTGAAGAAGCAAAAGCAATCTTGCAAATTATAAACTTTTTCAAATCAAATATGGTTCCAAAGGCATCAGAGATGTTTTTCAAAAGACCATATTATTTTGATATTAAGTATGTTGGTGAAGGATCTAAATTTTTAAATAAGATCAAAGAAAAATGTGCATTACAGGATTGTAGTGTTAACTACACACCAGACGGTTCTTACACAACCTATCAAGGTGGTTCAATGACTTCATATCAAGTATCATTAAGCTTCAGTGAGACAAGTCCTCTAACTGATAAAGATTATGAAAAAATTGATCTGCAAAACGAAATAGGTTACTAATTTACTAACATGGCAGGATATTTCGACGGAGTACCAAACTTTGAATATATTGACAGGAATCCAGATAGGCAAACTATCTCGGATTATACTCCTGTAAAAAACTTATTTAAACGTGGAAAAATAAGAGATGAGATCTTTGGAGATGGTCGTTATTTTGATAAGATATTAATAGTTGGTGATGAAAGACCTGATAATATTGCTTTCCAACTTTATAATGATGAAACCTTAGACTGGGTTATTCTACTATCAAACAATATACTGAATATATTGTCAGAATGGCCAATGACACAGCAGGCATATGATCAATACTTACTTGAAAAATATGGTGATTATGATACTTTATATAATGGTATACGTTACTATATGACTGAAGAGATTTTAAATTCAAACGATGTTGCTGTACTTAAGGGTGGTCTTAGAGTAAGTAATCAGTGGAAAACCAATGGAAGTTGGATAGAAACAAGCACTTCTAAAATACTTAACATCTATTCAGGTAACGGCGTTTCATCTTCTAACACTGTTACTGTGGTATGTAATGGAAGTGGATTTACTAATCTAAAAGTTGGGGATCAAGTTGTGATTGCAAATGTATCTCAGGATGTTTATAACGGAAGACATCTTGTAACAGAACTTGTAGAAGTTAACCAAGTCAATGTAACTGACTATCAAGTAAGAGTGTTTACTTATGAGTTGGATACAGTTCCTGAAATACCAGAACCAAGACTATCATTCGTTTTAGATCCTGATGGACTTCCCGTTGGAAGTCAACTTGAGGAAGCAAGAGTAATTTTATCAAACACAGAAATATCTGGAAATGCCTATTACTTTGAATACTATGATGCTAATTTATCCAAACTTGTTCAAGTTCCATCCTCAGATTTTCTTATTCCAGTAACTAACTATGAATATGAAACTGAACTAGAGGATAAAAAAAGAGAAATTTTTGCATTGAAGAGAGAGTATCTTGGCGTTCTCTTTAGAGATATTAGAGAGCAGATGGATTACAAGGAAGGTGGTGAGCAGTATATCAATGCTATTCTGAAGCGTGGTGATAATATAAGACTGTACGAATAAGAAAGGGGAGCAATGCTCCCCCTTTTTTTATGATCACATATCAACTAGTTTGCTGAAGTATGATAGAGCATCATCTTCATCTTCATCTACTGTAGAAGAAACAGTAGGTTCTGGAGCAGACTTGCTACGTGCATATGAATCTTCTAGTTCTTTCATAACACGACTCTCGGAAGTTTCATTCTGAGAGTATGATTCATAGGTCTCTTCTTCTCTGGCAACAGCAGCAACTGCAGCAGCAGCGGAGCTGGTCTTTTGTCCAAGAACACCTTTCAGACGGCGCTCAAGATCTTCGTATGATTTGAACTGTGATGGAGCAACAATTTCTTCAAGAGAATACTCCTTCTTCCACAGTGCCTCAAGAGCATCATCATCATTAAGAAGAGGATTTGCAGATTCAAACTCGGACTTGTCATAGTTCCAATAACCATCAACCTTACGGATTTTGAGTTTGAAGTTTGCACCCGCCCAGAAATCAAATGGGTTGATAGGAGTCTCATCTTCAAACTCAGGTTGCATAGCAGCCATGATCTTATCAAAGATCTTCTTACCGTATTTGAAGAGGAATACTTTACCTTCGTTATGAGGATTGACAGGATCCTTTACAACGTAGATGTTTGAATAGAAACTGAGTTTACGCTTTTGCTTACGGACAATTTCCTTATCTTTATCACTACCGCTATTCCAAAGTTCGCGGTTGTGCTCTGAGACAGGATCTTTCTGTCCAATGGTGGTAAGTGAATTCTCAATATACCATCCACCAGGACCTTGGAACGCATGGGTGTAGAGTTTTACCCAAGGCAGTTCCTCACCTTCAGGGGCAGGAAGGAAACGAATTACTGCATAACCATTGCCAGTTTTATCAAGTTCTGGTTTCCAGAGACGCTCATCGTCTCCACCGCCAGATGCAGTATTCATTTTCTCAACTTCTTTTACCAGTTTAGAAGTTAGAGAACCTAGAGTGGATTGTTTTTTGAGATCAGAAAAAGACATGTGTGTACCTCGGATTAATTGGATTTGGCTTTTGTGTACTTCGTTATTCTAGGACTCGGACCCAGATTTGTCAATCTGTTCGCGCATGACCTGGATCAGGGAGGACATGTTGTTAAAGATTACATTCATATCTACGTTGGGAGGTAATCCCATCATAGCAGCAGAATGAGAGATCTTCTCCTTCATTTCCTTTGCCTTTGGATCATCAGATAAACTCAATCTAGTATATAAGATTTTTTGTTTATCTAGAAGTTTTTGCAGGAGATCAACATGATGAATTTTTTCATCTGGACTCATTCTAACAAATTCAAAGACATTTTTATAAACTGCCTCTTGAAGTTCAGATATTTCTGCAAGTTCAGCGCGAACAACTTCAGAATCGAAAAAACTCATAAAAGAGACTCCTTTAAAATTTTCTTATAACGAAATACATCAATATTTAGAAACGGCATGTATTTGTTTAATTTCATAGAAACAACCTGCCATATTGGATCATCAAGTTTTTTGTCAAAATGCTTTTTATATCCAAAGATCTTTTCAAGTATAAGTAAAGTCTCTAATGATAAACTACCTTGCAGGTGTTTTTTTAATAGGACTGGGTGACGATTGTTTTCTATCTTAAAAAAGTCGTCAAAATTTTGACCCGAAAAAATAGATTCAATCTCTTCTTTGAAAAGATAAGAAAGAGATTGAATCTTTTTAGACCATTCCTTATGTTTTTCTTCACCGTTTCTTATAATTTCACCAATCCATAATGATTGGGGATCGCTACAAGAAACAAAATTAGAAACAAAAAATGTTTCTATCTCTTTATCTGTTTTTTGTCTGGATAGTTTTTCATAAAAAAATCTATCCTTTCTCTTATAAAAAGATTCTAGACTTGCTTTTGTTTTACCACAATATTTGTGGTAATCATAATTGTTTTTGGTGAAGTGATTTTTTAAAGATAGATATAATTTATAACATTCAAAGGGAGTCATTTAGAATACTAATTTTGCTCTAGATGTTTTCTTCAAAAAGTTTAATTCCATTGCATCATATTTAATCTTTTCCTTTAATGGTTTTGGAATTAACTTAGGAACTGATTCTAAATCAATACTATTCTTCTCACAGAAATAAACAATAGCATCGATATAATTCATATCTTCATTATTGTGAACAAGATTTTCAATTTCTTGTGCAAATTTAGAGGGGCAAAAAAACTTACTTTCTAATACCTTTTCTAACTCTTTGTTGAAATTATTCTCCATAAGTTCTAGTAGTGTTATTTGCAAATTAATTCACCCGTAAATTCTTTTACGATTTTACCATTTAGTTGATATAAAGTCAAGAAACTTGACTTGTTTTGTCTGAAACAAATTTTTTAATATATTGCGTGAGTAGTTTGATATACTTAGCTTTATCCCGCTCCTCATAGACTTCAACCTCTCCGTTTTCACAAGCCATAATAATAACAAATTTTTTAACAGAAAGACCAGTCAGTTCATGTAGCATACATGCATAAGCACAGCACTGAACAAAATATCCTTCAATCCAATCTCTTGGTTTTGGTTGCTTAGACGTTTTGAAATCAATGATTGAAAGTTCTCCGTCAAATTCTGCAATACAATCTACAGTTCCTGCAATTCCTAAGAACTTACTATAAAGAGATCCTTCAAGAGCGTAAATATTATTTATACGATTTAATGCAGGCTTAGCAATATAGAATAGATGCTGAGATAGTGGTTGAACTTGAGGAAGACCTTCATTTTTTAAATGATGTTCTACAAGAGTGTGCATATCAGTCCCGCGACTAGTTGCCTTTCTTGTAATCTTATCCGCTTCTTCTACGCCTACTCTCTTGCGCCAGTTGTTAAAGAATTCTTTTTTATAGTTGCTAATTACTGAAGTAATAGAAACGAATTCCAGAGGAGAGTTGTCCTCTGGAATTTTATAATAACGAACTCCATCAATTAATACTCTCTCAAGAGTAGGAAGATTCAATTCAATATGTTTAAACATTAGAGACCTAATTCCATTTTTGCAATAAGGTATTCTTTACAAATACCAGAACGTACAATATCTTCAACACCAAATTCAATAGTATCAAATGATGGCATTACATTGATGATTCTCATAAAATCCACAATACCATTTTTCTCATTTGTTTTAACAAGATCAGTTTGAGTAGCATCTCCACAGAACATGATCTTCGAGTCTTCACCAACTCTGGTGATGATTGAATCAAGTTCATGGAAGTTTAGATTTTGAAACTCATCAACAATAATAATTGACTTATCAAGAGTGGTTCCTCTAATAAAAGAAGTGCTCCAAAAACTAATAGTACCTTGTGTTTTTAAGTTACCATAAAGCATTTCAAAAGATGCATCATCTGGCATATAGAACATATACTTAACCATGTTCTTATAAGGAATCTGATAGATATCAGATTTGTCTTCATGGCTTCCTGGAAGAAATCCAATTTCTCTTGTCGCAACAAGAGATCTCACAATGTAAATCTTTTCATAAGGAGTGGTTTCATCCAATACATCCTGCAGTGCATTATAAAGAGTGATAAACGTTTTTCCAGTTCCTGCACAACCATATGCCACGACATTTTTATTGTCAGCATATGATTTGAAAAGCGTTTCTTGATTGTCAGTGAGAGGTTCAATATCTCTCATTAACTCAGCGTTAATTGGTTTTTTACGCTTCATTTGCTTTGCAGTCATACCAACACCAATGGGTTGATCAGTACCTCTCTTTCTTCTTGCCATATAGATTTAATTAATTGGTTTTACTTTTGATCCAGGCACTTGTGATGCTTTATGGAGCACGTCATTCCATCCAGGATTCTTCTTGATTAACTTATCTTTCCATTCACCAATTTCACCCACACTGGCACAACCCTGAGACCAATCTTTGTCCCAGTCTGGGTTATCTTTTCTCCACTGCTCATAATCAGCAACTGGCATGATAAGTTCTTGAGTTTCACCTGTCTTTAAATTTTTAACTGGATATGTTGGCATATTCTAACAATAATGTATGTGTTATTTATTCAATAGTAATGGAGCGTTGATCTACGCATTCAGAACATCCCTCTCGTGTCCATCCAAGCGCCTCAGATACCGCTGGAAACTGACAGGTGAAGATACACTTAGCAGCGTTCGCAATGTCCATATGCTCCTTCTGTGTGCCGTTTGCAGAGCGCAAATCAATGTAATGGATCCAAGACCTTACTGAGCCTGTCATATAGAGTCTTGTGGGGGTTGCTAGGGGCAGTACAAACCTTGCACATTCCTTTGCGATTCCATCATCAAGCATGTCTTGATAGAGTTTCATTGCTTCACCAAAATGATGCTGCATCAGAATTTGATACTTCTGAACAGTAAATGGATCAACGTCATCAATGCTGTTCTGGCGGTTCTTAGTATCTTGGCGACGTAGTTCTGGTACTGGAATATCTCCAAGCAGAGAACTATCAGCATACCGTTGTGAAAATTCTTGATATGTAAAGGACCTATGACGCAAAATCTGAGCAGCGATACCGCGAGTAGTATTAATCTCTAGAGTCATACTTGCCTGCTCAAAGATACTCCAGTGCTGATGTTGAATACAATACTTCAGCAGTCCAGAAAACTTCACATTGTCTTGATTTGCTGGATTACTTACCCTTGCACAATATGCCATATGCTTTTCAGCATCTGGAGTAACAGAAATAAGTTTAACGTCTTGATTCATTCTTCTTCTCCCCAATAGTCTTTTTCTTTTTTACGCAGTTTTTTTAATTCCCTCATCATACCTTTAATTTCTTGGTATGCTACTTCTGGACTCATTCTATTAGTTATTTCGAGTCCAACAATATACTGAACTTTATCTCCAAATCTAGCAAGTGCTCTCTCAAAAACAGTTAGATCTTCATACATTAGATTTCCTCCGATGGATCATAATATTCTATATCATCATCATCAATATCTACATAAGGAGCAATTTCCTCATAATCGTAAATTGAATCAAGATTAGAACCTTCAAGTTCTTCTTTTAATGCATTAAGATTTGATTCAATTTCTTCAATTAGTTCAAATACTTTCTTTGTATTCATCTTGAATTAAATAGTCCCAATATATTCTACACAAAAAAAGAGGGGGAGTCAATCCCCCTCAGATTTAAATATTTTTTCAAACCATTCCACAAGATGAACTCTATAACAAGACCAATAATTACACCCACGATAAGTTAAAAGATAACATGCAGGTGGTCTATTGTCCTTGTCTGCATCATCATAGTGATAATGGTAATCTTGCATTACTTATTCCCAATAAGTTGTGCAAGTGATGCTTGGTGACGACGATTCTCTTTTTGCTTCTGCTCTTTAATGAGTTGAAGTACGTTGAGTTTCTGCATCACTTATGACCCTCCTTAGTATACTTAACGCCACGATAGACTTCGTTATACTGTTGGGGTTGTTGCATCATTTGTTGTTGATACTCCAGACGCTTCTGGGTATCATACTCAACACCGCGATATACTACTTTAGACATTAGGATTTCCTCCAAAGAAATGAGAGTTTTACTTCCCGTTCCTTCGGGCGGTTTGCGTCCCATTGGGATGAACGTTCCGTTCCGCCGTCCTACTTGCGTCAGAGTTTACTCTGATGAACGTAAGGTCATTATAGACCCGTTGAACTATGTAGTCAAGTAAGTTTGTAAAATGCTATACAATTTTTATTATTCTTTAATTTTTATCTTTCAATATAACTTAGAGTATGATCTTGGGCATAAAGTTGGTGAATAATCATATCACATCCAATCTTTGGATTACAGTCTCCACAAGTATATACATCTACTGCTGCCTTTCCTTCCTCAGGCCAAGTGTGAATACTAATATGACTCTCAGAGAGTAAACATACTACAGTAACTCCCTGAGGTTCAAATTTCTTAGATATTGTTTGAATAACTGTAGCACCACTTGCTACTGCTGCATTTTCTAGTAGATCTATAAGGGAAGTTTCATCATTCAAAAGGACAAATGAACATCCATATAGATTTAACAAGTAGTGCTTTCCCATTTTACTATTCTATTTCTTCATTAGGTAATTCTTTGTTTTCATCATCAACACTAGTTTCTTCAAGTAATTCAGAAACTATTTTTTCATTCCCATCCATAACTTTTAAAGTATACATTGGAGACTTCATATATTTTTTAATTTTTTTATACTTCTTTAAAAGTTTTTTAACTTCATCAGTATAGATAGTAACCTTTGCTTTGCTACTATCACTTTCAAATCCTTGAGTCATTTTCTTTTCTTTTTATCAGGCGCTTTATATCCCCAAAGTTTGGGACTCACTCTTCCATATCCAAAATCAATTTTTTGAACTGCTCCTGGACCGTACTTATCATAATACATGTCAAAAATACGAACCCTTGTTCCTCTTGTAAGATCAATATATTTTTTCCCTTCAAGAGTATACCAAACTAAATATGCATCATTTGGAAAAGAAGTATCTTTTGCTTTTTCTAGAGTTGTTTTTTCTAGTAAAATTTCACATCCATATTTAGAGGATACAATATTTTTTTCTTCTTTTCCATAGTCCGACATATTTTTCTCCGTATGAACTGCAGATATCATGAACGCCTACCCCAAAGAATATCAGGATATGCTTCCTTTACGTTGTCAAAAGATAATTTATATTTATCTGTCAAACGTTTGTCTTTTACAAGACACATAATTTCTGCTTCAAGCGGATGAAGACCTTGCACCATATTGATAAACATTGTCTCCTTTCTAATCTGAGACAATTCATTATTGCCACCGTTAACGAAAATATAAAAGTTTTTACACTCGTTTCTAATAGAAGTTTTAGAAGTTTCTTCTACAAATTCTTCAGTTCCATAATAACCATTTGATTTGACTCCGTTATTTTTTGCCTTACTATCAATCAAATCAGTAAGATTTCCGCCCACAGAAGTTTGACCATCAACTGAGGCATAAGGAACTGGACCTTCTGGAATTGCACTAGTAATACTAGGATCAAAATTCCAAATCAGAATAGTCACAAGACCATCATTTCTATATTCTTTTAGAATCTCAACTTTCTTTGCATTAGATCTTTGCTTTGAAACAAGTTCTAAAATCTCATGCTGAAAAGGATTTGGTTGAAGTTTTGGAATAGGAGTTTCAGTCTTCCTCTTCGTCGTCGTCTTCGTTGTACTCATAGTCATTCTCAAATCGTACTGCTAAAATTTCATCTGGTATTACATTTCCATTTTCATCAAACATTTCTGGATGAGTATATGCAACGTAATTCTTTTCATAAAAATGCTGTTTTGCCATCCACCCAAACATTCCTCCCACTAAGAAAAACATGATAGAAATTAGAGTGGTAATGGTAAGCGTTACTGCTAACATTTTTAGACCTCCACAAAGAGAGTTACTTTTTTAAAATATTGAAAGAAATTTCAAAGTGAAAATGTATCTCTCTTCTGAGGAGAGATATCATCTTACCAAAAGCAATTTGAAACGTTTTTGGTTTTGATGGTTTCTCCTCCTTATTATATTGACGTAACATTAATTCAAATCCTCTATTAATGTGAGGATCTGAACTATTTAGACTGCTTTTTGCGTCTTCCTGGTCGTTTATCATATCTATATTTCTGAGCATCCTCTAAGATACCATTAAGATAATCTCTTATCTTCCTTGCTTGGGGTTTTGGAATGTGACCATATGCCTCGCGAAGTTGTTTATGATCATTATCTGCCCCACCTTCAATATAAGAGCTGAGGTCCATTATAAGACTTGTAATATTTAAAGCCGTTGAACTTTCAATAAATTCGTCAACTTCAACTTTTTTAGTTCCCCTTATCTTTAGATAATCATAGAACTTTAAAACAAATTGACCATTAAATGCAAAGTCAATAGCCTTTTCAACGTCAAAATAAACTTCTCGGATAGCGTTGTTCATTTAGATAATTTTATTCTCTTGAAGATACTTAATAGTGTCAACACATCCACCAAGATGCTCTTGATCATTTAAAATAACTTGAGGGAAAGTAGATCCTTCACCAAACTCTGCATAAAATTGTTGAGGTGTAAAGTCATCATGAAGATCATAAATCTTATGCTCAAGATCAGACAACTCTAACACCTTAGCAATTTTTTGGCAATAGGGACATCCCTGTTTAGAATAAACTGTAAATCTCATAAAGTTTTGTAAAGAAATATACCTATATTTAGAGTATAATTTCTTTATCCTCAAATGTCAACTTATGCCTGAGATTCACTCCAAGATAATCTTGCGGAGATTGACATTGGCGAGTTAACTGTAATACCAGTTGTGTTTAGTGGTGCTGCTGCAATTGTTAAAACATCAGGACCATTGGGGAATACACCATCTCCACCAAGAATAGAATTACCAAGAGAAAGAAGTGTTGAGATATCTGCTGTAAATGAATTTGCAGTTCTCTTACCAGAAGAGTCTGGAGTGTTACCAGATGCTCTAAATGTGAACACAGGAATACCACCATCAACAATGTCAAACTGTTTATGAGAAACAACCTGACTTAGACTTGGAACACCTTGAGCCAACCAATCAATATTATCATTTTGACCGTTTAGGATAAGTCTAATTTCAGCATCGTGCGTTGTCAGAACACCTAGAG